ACGAGATGATATTCGACTCGATATAAACTTTTTCGAACATCCCAAGACCAAGCGCCTTATCAGGGTATTAGGACATAAAGGATTCTATGCCCTGGTACGGTTGTGGACCAGTTCAGCAAAACTCTATCCCAAAGGGGTCTTCAAGGACCTTGATGAGGTAGATATTGCTGAGCTTGCAGGCTGGGATGAGGATCCAACAGTGTTTTGCAAGGGCCTCAGTGACCCGAAGATCAACTTCCTTGAGTGTGTGGATGGCGTCTACTCACTTCACGGATGGGAGGACCATCAGCCTTGGATATATTACCAGAATGAGCGATCTGAGATTGCCAGGCAGAATGCCCGCAAACGATGGGCAATGCAATCAGCTGATGACCGGCATACAGAAGGCAATGCAAACTCGAATCCAGAAGCCTCTGCAGGTGGCAATGCAGATGGCAGTGCAGATAGCATGCAGATGGCAGAACAAGCAAAGGGCAATACGGATAGGAGTGCCGATGGTATAGCCGATTGCACAGAAGATGATGCAAACCGTATGCAATCCGCAGAGCAGGCCGCATGCAATCTGCATACAGTTGGCAATGCTCCATCTCCTTCTCCTACTCCTACTCCTACTCCAATACCAATACCTAATCCAATTCCTAAGAATAGCGGCGAACTAAAAGTTTCACCGCCATCGGGAGACGAGCAGGAGCTTACACCCCCAGAACCACCCCCATCACCACCGGCTAGGAGATCATCAAATCAGGACACTGAGCTCTACACCTCGGTCCAGAAGGCGTTCTTGTCGAAAAACGGGGAGAAGTTCACCGATTACGGCAAGGAGGGCAAGGCTATCAAGCAGCTGATCAAAAAAGCGAAAGCCCGGGACCCTGATGCCCATGATGAGTTTTTGAAAAGCATGATTACACGTTTCTGGGAGCTTAAAGCAGGCAAAGATCGATTCTGGAAATCACAGCCGTTTCTCCCATCAGCACTCAACGCTGGGGGCATCTTCGATCGAGTACTCGAGACTTTCAGGGACCAAGCAGGAGGTGCAGATCCCCCACCGGGGGAGTTGGACCAGGAGTTTCTTAAGCTCATCAAGCAGGCTGAGGCTAAGCGTGAGGGGGTGGTTCTATGAAGCTGCAGGAGTTTATATCCAAGATCCAGGCGTACTACGGGATGAGCTATCCCCAGGGCCAGAGGGATGCGGTAGTAACCTACCTGGGAGCAAAGCAGCCGGAGCTCCTTGAGGCCTTGTATGGGGTGTGTCTCAAGCGCTTTAGCTCAAAGTGGAAGATGGTTCCTGATATTGCCATCTTCGAAGAGTACCTGGGGGAAGCGATTGAACTCGCTCGAGATCGGCAGAGGAGGATTGAGTTTAATAGCCCTAAGCAGATCCAGGAGCGATCCCTCACCCCAGAAGAGCTTGCAGAGCATACCAAGAGGCTTCGAAAGATGATCAATGAAGTTGAGCGTAAAAAGCGCTTTGAACCTGCAAAAGGCCAGGGAAGGTAGGTGTATGATGAGCACACCAGAGACAGCGATATATGCAGGAACGAGTAATCTCAGGCATTTCTACGCCGAGAATCCAGATGGACGGGTACGTGATGATTATTTTGGTTACTGGCTATCAGGGAGAATCTGTCCTGTTTGTAGGAGCCCCATGAACACCAATGGGAAGCAGTTCAAGTGTCCACAGTGTGGGGAGGTGGTGGAGTTTGGAGAAAAATCGAAAAAGGCATATGCAAAAATATAACTTTTTATCCTGGAGCCTGTTATACTGTTTGTAGGACAACAATGAGGAGTCTTACATCAAGTTAACATGTTTCAGGGGGAGATAAATGAAGAAAGTTGGCAAAAGCAGGCTGGTAATCTTTACGTTGCTATTAGGAGCTATGGTAGTTTTTGTTGGTTGTGATTTGCTGCCGTTTGGTGGTGTTTTAGATGATGATGGTGAGGGTGATGGAGGAGCTTACGAGTACGAAAGGACCCCTCAAAACTTACTGTTTGTCAATGAAAGTGACTATTCGTCATCAAGTGATAACCCCATGGTGGATATGGAATTTGCTCCCCCCTCAGAACTTGGGGCAACTGAATACACCTTGCAGCAATCAACGGATGGTGGTACAACTTGGGAAAATTTTCAGGATGGTTATGGGGATGTTACGACTAGCGAAGATATTCCTGATAATTTTAGTGTTAACCTGGGAGTGGATTCTCATGTCAGGCTTTTGATAACTGGAGGAACCTATGATGGGCAAACCTCAAATGAAGCATGGGTTCCTCTGAGCACCATAGATACCTATTTTTCTGGATGGTCCATAACAGATAATGGTGATTACGATAGTATGTGGACTGAGAACCCAGGCCATACAATCACAGCTAGTTTCACAGTGAAAAAGAACGCTCCAGACAATACTGTTGTGGAGGATGCGTTAACGTATCAGTGGTACAGGCTAGATCCAGATGATTTTGAGAATATGACCGCAATTGCTGGGGCAACTTCAAATGAATACACGACAACTACTGCTGATAAAGGGTATTTTATCATGATTCGAGCTACGGGTGATGGTGTTGATGCTGGAGGATATTGCCAGCTCCTTGGGGCTTATATAGAATAGCCCAACCTGCTCAGTATGAGAAGGCTGGGCTACTTTTAACTATTATATGTGCTATTTAATTGAGGGCATCATACCTAAAGCGTCTTCTGCCTCCCCGCTATAATCTACACCGTTAATTGTGTACGTGTTAATTGTAGGATTGCCCTCACTATCAAAACTGAAAGATAGATCAATGACAATATCACCATCAAGGCTATTTGAAGAAGCCGTAAGTTCCATATCATATGAACCTGAATTATCGTCTTCCATTGTAATATCCATAAAGCCGTCAAAAGAATATGTGTTTCCACTGTATACGGTTGTCACATTTTCAAAATCTGCTTGGAAGCCATTATCAGAATATGTTACCTCAACTCCTTCTGGTGGCTCATCTGTACTCATCGCTTGTGCAAAAGCAGACATAGTACGTGTAATTTCTTGATCAGAAGGTTCGAAATCAGGTTCCATAGAACATGACCCAAACGAGACAACAATAGCCAATACAAGTAGTAAAGTTAAACTTTTAGCATTTCCTTTTTTCATCCTATCCTCCATTTGAAATTAATTGGATTAAACTTAGTAAAAATGATCCTATAACAGTGTAAATTACAGCCAATGATAATCATATCAACCGAGAGCATGACAAACCTTTGAAGTGTAGATACACTATATAATAGAGTTTGCTTTATATTTAAAAATAATAAATTTACCCCCCTTCCCACTGACCACACACCGCTCATAGACTACTCCTATGAGCGAGTTTTATGTACTAGAGAGAACCAAAACACCTGATATTCAGATCAAATGCACCGGGGCTGACACCCTTCCCATCGATGCCATCATAGAGTTCCAGGGGGGCTTGAAGAAGCTCTCCACATCAAGCCTTGAAAAGCTGAAATCACGGATACTTAGCGATGGCTTTATCGCCCCCATTTTCATCTGGGCGCACGAGGGAGATAACTTTATCCTCGATGGCCACCAGAGGCTGCAGGCGCTGCTCTCTCTCCGCAAAGACGGCTATGATATTCCCCTCATCCCTGTAGATTATATCCACGCAGAGAGCATCGAGGATGCCAAGAGAAAGCTCTTGAGCATCACCAGCCAGTATGGTGAGTTCGATGTAGAAGAGCTCCAGTCCTGGCTGAAAGATCTTGATGAGGAGATCCGGGACACCTTCCGCTTTGTCGATGATGAGCTCAAACTTGCCTTCGATGAAGAGCCCGATGAAACCGAGGATGATGATGTCGTGGAGCTTGATGTTCCTGCTATCAGCCAACCAGGGGACATTTGGCAGCTGGGAGACCACCGGCTCATGTGTGGCGATGCAACGAGCGGTGAGGATGTGGCAAAGCTCATGGACGGGGAGCTTGCCGACATGATCTTCACCGACCCTCCCTATGGGGTGAGCTATAAGGGTACGAATAACCCCAACGGGCGCGAGTGGGAGATCATTGAGGGCGATACGCTTCGAGGTGATGCGCTTTACCAATTGCTTTACGGATCCTTCCAGCAGCTGTACGCCTTTTCTAAAGAAAACCCGGCTGTCTACGTATGGCATGCTTCGAGCACGCAGATGATCTTTGAAACGGCTCTCAATGATGCAGGCTTTGAAGTCAAAGAACAGATCATCTGGAACAAGGGCATGGTCATGGGCCACTCAGACTACCACTGGTCCCATGAGCCGTGCTTTTATGCCAGGAAGAAGGGCAATAACAACAGCTGGTTTGGAGATAGAAAACAGCGGACCATCCTTCGCCAGGAGGAGATTGATCTCGAGAAGTTCAAGAAAGCCGAGCTCATCGAAATGCTTTCTTTTTTCCGGGATGAATCAACGGTTTGGGAGATTCGAAAAGACTCAGCTCAGACCTACGTACACCCCACTCAGAAGCCGGTGGACCTGTGTATGAAGGCAATCAGAAACAACACCACACCCAAACAGAACAAGGTCCTCGACCTCTTCTCAGGATCAGCCTCCACGATCATCGCCTGCGAGAAATCACACCGTCAGGCCTACGCTATGGAGATTGACCCACAATACGTGGATGTGGGAGTCCAGCGCTACATCAGATGGTGCAAGGAGAACGGAAAGGATCCGGTGGTACTCAAAAACGGAGAGCCCTGGACCACGGATGATACTACTAACGGGGAGGAGGAATAATGCCAGCGGGACGGCCGAGAAAGTACACGAAGAAGCTGCTCAAAGAAATTGAAGAGAAGATCAACGCCTACACTGATACCACACCGCTTCCGGTCCTCGCAGAGTGCGCCTATGAGCTTGGGATGCACCGCCAGCAGCTGTATGAATTCCCGGAATTGAATGACGCTATCAAAAAATTGATCACCAAAAAGGAGTCTGTGCTCGAGAAAGGAGCCCTATCAGGCAAATTAAACGCAAGTATGGCCATCTTCTCACTCAAGCAGATCGGATGGAGCGACAAGCAGGATGTCAGCCACTCAGGACACATTGATGGAAGCAACAAGATAGAGATCTATCTACCAGATAACAGAAGGGAGGAGTAGAAGATGGTATTGCATACAGAGGATTCAGATATTCACGTTGAGCTTACAGAGGAGCTAGAGGATCTTGCCAGGATGATTGATGACGATGAGAAGATGATGGAGATCCTGAAGAACTTTGCTGGGATCAATCTCTATTTCCCGCAGAAGATATCCAAGGCAATCGAGCATGAGAAGATTTGGAATGACTACCATGATCTGTGCTCCAGGCCCAATATCCCCAAGATGCGGGTGCTCACGATCCTAGAAGAGCGCTACGGGATCAGTAAACGCTGGATCCATGAGATTGTAACTCGACATCAGCTTGCAACCTAAGTAACACCAGTGCTCATACGACCGCAAGAGGGGCCGCAGGAGGCCTTTTTATCAACACCAGCAGACATCTGTATCTATGGTGGGGCTGCAGGAGGAGGGAAGTCATACGGACTGCTGCTTGAGCCGCTTCGGCATGTGCATATCCCGAAGTTCTCGGCTGTCATCTTCCGCCGGTATGCTGATGAGATCACGATGGAGGGAGGACTGTGGGAGGTCTCCCAGGATCTGTATCCCAACTTTGGAGCAACCCCAGTAGCAACTCCTATCCATCAGTACCGTTTTCAAACGGGATCGGTGATATCCTTTCGTAACTTTGACCATGAGAAGAAGAAACACAAGTTCCAGGGAGCCCAGATACCGTTAATCGAGTTTGATGAGCTCACCCATTTCTCTGAGTCGATGTTCTGGTACATGTTATCGCGTAACCGCTCTACCTGCGGCATCAAACCCTACATGAGAGCCAGTACGAACCCTGATCCTGACAGCTGGATCCTTCCATTTATCTCATGGTGGATAGATCAAGACACAGGCTTCCCGATCAAAGAGCGAAGTGGGGTGATCCGTTGGTTTATCAGGCAGTCTGGGGAGATCATCTGGGCAAACTCCAAGGATGATCTACAGAGAAAATACCCAGGCTGCCATCCAAAAAGCTTCACCTTCATTCCCTCATCGGTGTTTGACAACAAGATCTTGCTCGATCAGGACCCAGGCTACCTGGCGAATCTCAATGCGCTGCTCGATTATGAGCAGAAACGGCTCATGGGAGGCAACTGGTATGCCCGTCCCACAGCAGGTGAGATCTTCAAGCGGCAGTACTTCGAGATCCTCGATCCATCTGAGATCCCGCCAGCCCAGGTTGAGGTGCGTTTCTGGGACCGTGCTGCAACGAATCCCAGTGAACTCAACCCTGATCCCGACTGGAGTGCAGGGATCAAGCTCAGGAAAGCCATAGACGGCAGGCTCTACATCATGCATGCATCCCACTTCAGGGGTGAGCCCTATGATGTTCAGCGTGCTATTAAAAACATGGCATCACAAGATGGACGAATGACCACCATCGGTCTGTGGCAAGACCCGGGATCAGCAGGTAAGTATGAGGTCAAAGATTACGTACACCACCTCATGGGCTTCGATGTGCAGTATTACCCCCAGACGAAGAACAAACTCAGCTACTGGAAGCCCCTGGCGGTCCAGGCGAAGGCCGGCAATGTGAAGATGGCACGAGGGGACTGGAATGAGTCGTTCCTTCGAGAGTTAGAGGGAGTAACTGACGGGTCCCAGCCAGGGCATGATGACCAGGCAGATGCTGCAGCTGGGGCATTCCTACTGCTCACCGATGGAGCACCAACACCGATCCATGTCCCCGATATCGAGAGAGCACAACTAAGGAGTTTACGCATATGAGACGCTACAAAGCAGTCCTTCAAGAAGATGGAAGACTGAATGATAACCAGATCGTGAAACTCATCAAAGCAAGGGAGCAAGAGATCCCGGATCTGCTTTCCCTGCATAATTACTACCGAGGCAAGAATCCTACGATCCTGGCAAAAGATGTAACAGAACATCGAAATAGGATCCCCGTACCGTATGGGAGGCTGTTGGTGCGCATTGTCGTGGGCTTCATGTACAAATCAGGGCTCATCTCGTATGGACTTGATGAGGATGTCGGAGAGACTTCCTATTATTCCCTCATTGAAGATGTATTCAAAGCAAACCGGGAGGCAGAGCTTAATACAGAGCTCGGAAAAGACCAGACGATCTTCGGGGAGGCCTATGAGCTACACTACGTTGATAACGAGGAGGGAGAAGATCAGTTTGCCAAGGTGCCGGTCTATGAGTTTATCCCCGTCTACAACTACGATATTAAGCCCAAGCTCATTGCAGGCATCAGGTTCTATGCTGAACACGAAGGGCAAAGCAAAAAGATCTTCGTTGAGATCTACTACACCGACAAAGTTGAGCGTTATCAGATGGTTGGATCCTCGCTTACTCTGGGTTCAGTAGATACCCATCCCTACGGCCAGGTGCCGGTGGTCATCTACCGAAACAACGAGGATATCCAGGGAGATCTCGAGCACATTCAGAAACTCATTGATGCCTATGACGTTCTAATCTCCACCTTTCTGGATGACGAGGAGAAGTTTGCTGAGGCTATTCTGCTGCTCTATGGGAAATACCTCGATGAAGAGGCCTTAAGCAAGCTGCAGAAGCTCAGAGTCATCGATGGGCTTAAAGAAAACGATAAGCTTGAGTACCTGACAAAGGACCTATCGGTCTCAGGGAGAAAAGAACTGCTCGAGATCATCCGCCAGGAAATCCATCGACAGTCGCTGATTCCAGATATGACTGACCCCAGTGCCTTGGGTCAGAAGTCAGGGGAGGCGTTTACTTACCTCTTTGCCCTCTTCGAGATGCTTGCAGGGGAGAAGCAGAGCTACTTCGCTCAAGGGCTGCGTAAACGAATAGAGCTCATCACAGCAACACTGAGCTATCCCAAAGGAAAACAGGTCGGGGATCCCAGTGATATCAAGATCATCTTTACTCGGAATATACCGAAGAATCTCACAGCCATCACGGAGATGGTATCAAAGCTCTGGGGCATGGTCAGTGAGCGGTCCCTGCTCGAGCAGCTCCCCTTTATTGAGAACCCAGATGCGGAAGTAGAGCAGAAGAGAAAAGAGGATGCTGCCAATATACAAGAGCGTCCGCTCTCATCAGATGAGGTGCTCAAAGTCTATCAGGACGGTGGCAAGAAGAGCGCTCCTGCCGGCCAAAAACGGGCATAGGGGCGTTCCTTGGCTATAAGTAAAGCCCCCGGAGGGGGTGCGCTCTTTGACAAGCTCTATGGCGGTATTCAAGCATCCCTCTACAATCAGCAGCTCACAAGTGAGGAGAAGATCCTCTCACTGTATGTAGAGGCTTACGAGCAGATCAAAGCTGATCTAGCAGGGGTGTATGCCTCGTATGCGAAGGACGGAAAGCTCAGCTTCTCAGAGATGAGTAAGTACAACCGGCTCAAAAATCTCGAAGCCCAGGTTTCATCACACCTGAAACCCATCCTCAAGCGAAAAGACAATCTGCTCATCGATACCACGAAGAAACTGTTCGAAGAGTCCTTCTATCAGCACGGCTACGCCATCGACCAGGATGGTGGGTGTGCACTGAAGTGGGGACTGCTACGGGATGAGGATGTTGAGGCTCTCGCGTTATCTCCGCTTGGCAAGCTCTCTGAATCCAGATACCTCCAGGGTGACCGGGACCAGGCAGTGTATGCCATCCGTAAGCTCATCACGATTGGGATCGTCAAAGGCGATGATTATCCACGTATGGCCAGGAACATACGAGATGCCATGGGGATAGCGAAGCTTCATAGCGGGAAGTATGTTCCATCGAACAAAGGACAGCTCTATAAAGCCCTACGTATTGCCCGGACCGAAGGACAACGAGCGGCCGTAGAAGGTCAGAGGAAGGCCTACGAGACAGCGAAAGAGCAGGGGGTGGAGCTCAAAGAGATCTGGGATGCGGCCTTAGATGGAAGAACACGCCCTGAGCATGGAGCACTCGATGGTGAGGAAAAAAAGGAAAAGGGTTGGAAAGTCCCGTCAATCGGATGGGTAGCGGCTCCCCTGCAGTCAGGGGTGGCGAGCTTCGATATCCACTGCCGCTGTCGCATCCGTGGCCAGATCAAAGGCTATCCACCCAAGGTCCGTGGAGTAAAAGGAGAAGGCCAGCAGCCGTGGACCGATTATGAGAGCTGGAGAGGGGCTGTTGGTAAAAAAGGCTCGGCCAAGAGCCTTAACCTGCCATCACCAGTCTCGTCTCTACCTGTAGGAGAGGCCGGAGCGAAGGCATTCGGTGCACGGTTAACCCAGAAGAAGGGCTCTCATCTCGGAGGATCCACGGGGGCACAGCTTTTCGTCGATGATGAGGGTAGTGAGTGGATTGTAAAGACATATCACGGCTCGAAGGAGCGGGTGCGAAATGAGTTTGTGGCCAATCAAATCTATGACAAGGTAGGTGTCCAGGTTGCCTCCTCTCGTCTTGCTTACATCGGGGATGATCTAGCGGTTGCTACCAAGCATCTGGGAGGTAGCTACAAAACTGTTGGGTATAACGGCCTTGAGATGGCCTCCCAGGCAAGCAGGGTAAAATCAGGGTTTGTCACCGATGCATGGCTTGCCAACTGGGATGTTGCGGGATCAAGCATTGATAACCTGATGATATCAGGCGGTAAAATCTCCACAATCACCCGCATTGACCAGGGCGGTACGCTCTTCTACCGGGCACAAGGGGCAAAGAAGGGCTCAGCCTTTGGAGCAAAGGTGACAGAGCTGAAGACTTTGCGGGATCCATCCATGAATTCTGCCTCCGCCGGGCTCTTTAAGCATGTAACGGATGCTGATGTTGCAAAACAGATCAGGACACTGAAGATCCGCATCAAGAAGGGTGATATCACCGAGATCCTAAAAGCGAGTGGTCTCAGCCCAGCAGAGCAAAAAAGCTATTACAAACTTCT